CAGGTGCAGCAGCAGGTGCAGCAGCAGGTGCTGCAGCAGGTGCTGGAGCAGATCCAGCTGCTTGTCCGGATTCGACGGCATCAAGTCCTTGTTCTACAGCATCCGGTAGTATTGATTTAACTTGAGATAAGTCAACTGTACCGCTAGCTGGTAATGACTTTAATGCAGGGATATATTCCGCCGGAACTCCTACCTGAGTCGCGACAAACTGTTTAAATTGATTAACATCCACCGGACCACCTCTCCGTCCTAGAGTGGAGGAGAAATGTTTAAGTATACTTTTCATCTGTTTCTTAGAATCAACACGACCTTGTGCTCTAGCAGAGTAATTACCAAACATTTTCGCGATCGGGCTTTTAGCTACGGTTTTATCAAACCACCCGCCAGCTTCTGCTAATGGATCGGAATTTTCTTCAGAGTTATATATACTTTCATATAATTCTCCCATTGATTGACTATCTTCTTTAGAACCACTCATAATATAATATTATTTATGAAAATATCGGTTGTAAATGACGATGACCGGGATTATAATATAATGGTGAGCGATAAAAGATGTGTAATACCGATAAGTGGTGGATTAGATTCTACTGTAATTCTTAGATTAGCGAAATCTCAAGGATATGAAATTCATGCTGTCAGTTTCAATTACGGTCAGAGACATTTTGATCGAGAAATGTCATGCGCCAGGGAACAAGGCTATCTCCACGCGACGTCACATAAACTTCTGAACCTAGATTTTTTTAAGGATATAGTTGATACTAGCTCGCTAGTTAACACTGACATAGACATCGCAAAAACTAGAGATATTTTAGGAGATCCTCAAACCGTTAATTATGTACCTAATAGAAATATGATGATGCTATCTATATGTACAGCATATGCTGAATCTATAGGTGCATCTACAGTATTCCACGGCGCTGCGCTTGTAGATAGTCAGTCCGGGTATTGGGACGGTAGTAAGGAGTTCCTGGATGCTATTAATAACATTAATGCACTCAATCGTCGAGATCGAGTATCGATAGAAGCACCATTAATTGATAAATCCAAAAAAGAGATAGTAGAGCTAGGAGCTTCACTTGAAGTTGATTTCGCAACCACATGGACATGCTATGAAGGTGAAGATGTCGCATGTGGTCAATGCCCGGCTTGTAGTTCAAGAATTAAAGGCTTTATGGACGCAGGACATGTAGATCCGATACAATATAAAATAGACATCCCATGGGCGGATGATGATAGCGATCGAGTGATTAAGCGAAGTTCTCGTAATATTATTTCCTAAATATAAGAGTACAAAATGTGTGGTATATTTGGATCTCAAGATTTCTCGTCGTTAGAGTACCTATACGATAGAAACAAAGACCGCGGAAACTTCTCACACGGGTTTTTATATACTGCAAGGAAGGATAGATCGATGTATGTACGTAAAGGTGAAGGAATCCATGATATGTTAACGGAGTATACATGGGCTCATGGCGATGTATATGATACTTTCCTAGGACATACACAGGCACCGACATCTTCAGTAAGAGACTTTTCTGCTGAAACCTCTCATCCCTTTGATCACGGTCATTATATTGTAGCTCATAATGGAGTGTTAGAGAATCATCTCCAGTTAGCAGAAGATAGAGGTATACCCGCAGATTGTATACAGGTAGATAGTCAAATAATACCGCTACTATTAAACGATCTGCATGTAGGTGATGATGTATATGCAATCAAGGAAACATGTAACTTACTCAAGGGCATCTTCGCATGCTGGATACACAGTAAACATACTGGTCATACATATATTTTTCGATCCGGATGTACATTATATACTGATTGCGATCGCACCATGTTCTCATCAATAAAAACACCTCGTACAAATGATGAGTTACCTGAAGGTGTAATATTTTGCCTCACATGTGAAGGTCTGACAGAAGTCGGAAAGTTTAATCCAGATACCCCTTTCTTCATCCTATGAAACGAAAGCAAGTATTAATCGTCAGCGCATCGCGAGGTCGTTCAACGAGCGAGACAATGCTACAAAAGTCCTTGAGTACGATGTCACATAATAATTCAATTGTCAAGGATCAGTATAAACTCCGGATGCATATTAAGAACAAGCGATCATTACCGGAGCTTTATAACGAATATATTTCAGAAAAGTATCTAAAAAGCCATGATATTATACTATTCGTACATGATGATGTATATATAGATGATCTAGGATGTTTTGATAAGCTATATAGTTCTATTTTTGAGTATGGTAACGATATTGTTGGTCTAGCTGGTGTGACGAAGGCAACTATAAAAAAACCAGCTCTATGGCATTTGATGGCAGACAAGCATAGTTACTCTGGTCATGTTGCTCATATAGACGAAAAAACAGATATGATGACCACAACAGCCTTTGGACCATATCCTAGAAGATGCCTCCTGCTTGACGGTTTATTCTTAGGTGTCAATCTATCTTCTGCAATCTCTTCCGGATGGTCATTTAATGAAAACTTTTCATTTCATCATTATGATCTAGCTTCTTGCTTAGATGCTAATTCCGCGAATATGAAGCTATCAACATGTAATATACATGTCGTACATCAGTCACCTGGGTTGAGTGACTATTATGATAAATCGTTCCAGGCATCAGAGAAAAAGTTTTTGCAATTATACGGAAACGCTACATAATAGATTATATGAATCGAATTGACTGGGATTACTACGAGTATATAATTATATACAACGCACTTACAAATCGTGACTATTTATCGTGTATAATAGACCAAACTCAACCGTCATATTTTAATAATAAGGATATACAGACGATATTCAAGGTTATTAACGCGTTCTTCGAAAAGCGTGATGAACTGCCATCTCTAACTGAGGTTAAATCATATCTTCCAGATCAAGCATCGAAGATTGCATTTAAAAATATTGTCAGTAAATTTACCGAAATTGGTAAGACATATAATAGAGATGAGCTGTATGATAACACCGAGCAATTCCTCAAAGAGCGAGCAGTATATTCTACCATGTTGGACGTCGCAGATAAATGTGCATCTTCCCAGGTAGACACTAGTGAGGTGTATGAAAAGTTTAATAAAGCATGTAGTATCTCCCTATCGATTGACCGCGGTCATGATTATTTTGAAGATATCGATAACCATATTGACGATCTTCTAACAATCGATAATACAATATCAACATTATGGCCATGGGTAGATGAGAAACTGGGAGGTGGATATCTAGAAAATGGTAGAGCAATATATATCTTCGCTGGAGAAACTAATATCGGAAAGTCGATATTTCTAGGTAATACAGCAACGAATATAGCGAAGCAAGGTAAAACAGTACTACTGATATCTTTAGAAATGTCGGAATTGATGTACTCTAAACGGCTGAGTAGTGATATAACGAAAATACCTCTGAATTCCTTGCATCTCATGACTGACGAGCTGAAAGAACGCGCGGTGAACTTTAAGGATAGTACACAATCTAGAATATTAATAAAAGAGTTTCCACCCAATACGGTGACTTGTAATCAAGTAAGAGCTTTTATTGAGAGAATAACGAACAGTGGAGTCGTGATTGACGCTATTGTGTTAGATTATGTAAATCTCCTGCGAAGTAACAGAGGTAATAATTCATATGAGAGGGTAAAATACGCAACCGAAGAACTCCGTGCGTTGAGCTATATATTTAATTGCCCTATAATAACAGCAACACAATTAAATCGACAAGGATATAATGAGGTCAACCCGGAGTTGGATACAATAAGTGAGAGTATCGGACTAGCCGCGACGGCTGACTGTATATTTGGTATATGGCAAGAGGAAGAAGATGCCGAACTTGGGATCATTAAGCTAGGTGTCATGAAAAATCGATTCGGCCCTAACTTCGGTAACACCACTCTCAATATAGACTACACAACTCTTACGATAACGGACGACTTTGAGCAAGAGACGTCAGGTGGAACAAATGACATAAACGCCGCGACGTCCGCTCTATCGATGCTTGCAGATTGAATTTAACTGCCTATATATTTACGTGACAGATATTAAGAATTGCTTTGTATTCACTGATTGTGATCTAGATGGCGCCGGAAGCTATATAGCACTATCATGGCTACTAGGAAAACAGATGAAATATACATCGGTAAGAGTCAATGATTTCGATAGTATATTTAAAGGTTTTATTGACTCCGGCAAGCTAGACAAGTATGATGAAGTATATATACTAGATCTAGATGTATCGCAGTCTGAGTATCTAAATTTAGTAGACAATAAAAAGATAACAATTATCGATCATCATCAAACTCATGTTGAAAATGCTGATAAATATAACCATGCAACAACACATATATCTAGAGAGTCTAGTACTGCTAGGATGGTATATAATATATTTAAAAATAATAACAAACTGACATTACCTCAAAAGACGTTAATCGCAATGGTTGATGATTATGACAGCTATAAATTACAGGTCCCGGAATCTTATCATTTAAATCTATTATACTGGAATTATCAAGGTAATAGAATCGATAAGTTCGTAACTGAATTCAACTCCGGATATACCGAGTTTACATCAGACCAAAAAAATATTATTGAATTTTATATCCGTAAACTTAATAATATTAAAAAGGATCTAGATGTTCATTACGCTACTATACCTATAGGTGATGTGTCATATAAGTTCATAAGTGTCTTCGCTAGCGAATGTATTAACGAAGTCGCTGATCATATAATTAAGAATTATAAATCAGACGTTGGACTGGTGATAAACACAAACAGTAATAAGGTAAGTTTACGAAAGCGAAAAGGTTGTGAATTACCGCTCGGTAAACTCGCATCTAAGTTATTCGATCAAGGCGGAGGACATGATGACGCCGCCGGCGGAGTTCTGTGTGATAATTTCTTAAAGTTTTCTTCCCTATTTAAACCTATGACAATCAAGATTGGCGCATGACTGGTATCGTTAATCATATTAAAGGTACCGACCCGGTTGAAAGAACATACGTAAAGGAATACAATCATTGCTTCTTAAGCTTCTGTACATTAGTATGCATGTTAAAGAATAAAAAGCTAAATCTAGCAAATATATTTTTAATAATGTTGCAAGAAGAAAAGGTTCGTAATATATTTAAAGGTATGTGCGATATCGATAAAGATTACGACGCTCTCAAGAAGTTTCTTCAATACGATGCAACCCTACATAAGTCAAAATATATAAAAAATTTCCTAGACGCAAACAATTTTACATTACCAAGTGGATAACCATCCAATTATAGTCTATAATTAATAAATTAACCAAAATATACCAAAAAACAAAATATAACAAAACAATGAGTACATTCACACCTACAATGTTTGATAGCATTAAGCAAGCTTTAACTTCATCACCGAAATCTGGTGGAGTTGGCGATATTCTTAGAACGACCGTCGGAAATTCATATGAAGTCCGACTTTTACCGTGCGTAAAGAACCCTGATAAGACATTTTATCATTATTACGCTCACGGATGGACTTCCTTCGCCACCGGGCAATATGTCAACGCAATAAGCCCTACAACGTGGGGTGAACGAGATCCTATCAGTGAGATTAGATACCAACATTATCGATCCGGATCTCCGGCGGAGAAAGAAAAATGCAGTAACATCTTACGTTCAGAGAAGTGGTTAGTTAATGCATATATAGTGAAAGACCCGGTCAATCCGGAAAATAATGGAACTATTAAAGTAGTACGGTTCGGTAAACAGCTCCATAAGATTATTATGGATGCGATAGAAGGTGACGATGCTGATCAGTTCGGTGCACGTATATTCGATTTAAGCAAGAATGGATGCAATTTCCGAATCCGAGTCGATAAGCAAGGAGATTTTCCTTCTTATGTTACTAGTAGGTTTTTGATGCCATCGGAAATAGCTGATTTAGACCAGGCAAAAGCTCAAGAGCAGTATGATAATGTCCACGATCTAGAGGAGGTCCTACCGAAGAAATCCTTCGATGAGCTTAAG